AGAGAGGGTCTTTCTTATCACCTCGAACCCTACGAATATAATAATTGCTATGTCGAGAATGAATACCAGAGGCAGAATCAACAAGTTGAGACACAGTGCCAGAAGGCTTGACGCAAGTGATAGCAGCAGATTGAGGGATGCCCAACACAGTTGCAAACTCAGCATTGGTATCCACGGCGACTTTACGCAATTGTTCAAGATTTTTCGCAGTGCTGTCACAGACTTCTCCCATCCAGTGATTATCTAAGATACCAGTTAGGCTAACACCTAAGAGGCGCTCTTCCTCTGTATTCTTTTGCCAGATCTTCCGAAGGTATGGGAAGTGTGTCATCGTGCTCTGGAAGGTGCCTAGAATCGTTGCTATACGAACTTTCTTAGCGAGCGACTCAACGGTGTCATCGGAGCGTACAACGACTTCTGTAAGGTTACAGAATTGATAGGGTCGTAGTATGATTTCTGAGCAGGGATTTGTTCCGAAATCATAATCTCCATTGCGTCTTCCGTTTTTCTTAGCCTGAGTTTTACTTGCGGCTCGTGAAAAGATCCCTCGCTCTCCAGAGTGACTGTTATAAAGGCTTGTCCATTCTGCGAGAAACTGTCCAATATCTGGTTTAGTAACGTAAGTTGCTGAGTTGTTAGCAAGTGCTCGTTGTCCGTTATGTGTCCACCAGTCTCCACTCTTGGCTCCTCTCATCCGATCATCTTCAAGGTCCGACAAGGAAATCATTGCAGATCGCCGTACTCCACCCACAACAACAACCTCCCCGATCTTGCAGAGAATATCATGACATTCGATTGATGTAAGTTTTCTACCAACGGCTGCTCTAAACTTGGCAGTAGTGAACTTAAAAAGTTCGTCCAAAGGTCCGGGACCAGAGGCACGTCCTCCAAAAGTTTTGAGCCTTGCTCCTGCAGGTCTAATTTTGGATAGGTCATACCTTGCCACCTCCCCAGAGTACAGAAGAGCGATGACTTGGCGTAGCGCCTTTGCCCATCCTTCTTTACTATCGGCAACAGAAATAACAGTCTCAGACTCAAACAACTGATCTGGGACTTCAGGTAGTTGATTAACATATTTGTGCTCCACAGAAAAGCCTACACCAGTGCCACAAAGCAGGATATACATGGCCTCATCAAACGCCTTTGGATCATCAATAGGCAGGTATGAGCAGTTGTAGCCAGCGGTGTTATCACGCTCTAGCGCCTTACCAGCAGTCATGATAGCACGCATCGATGGCATCACTTCCAAGCCAACGATGGCATCACGGATGTCACGATAAAGTTCATCGGACATCTTGTAGTCGTGTTTCTCTTGCAAGTGCTTATAGATAAATGTTGTGTATCTATTTACTGTTTCTTCCCAGTGCTCACGGCGATCCATCTCTGGCAGAAACCGACTATATCGGCTCTTAGCAATGAACTCCGAATATGCTGTCATTTTAGTCATCTAGGTCTATCTCCAATTCTTCAAACTTATCTTCAATCTTATCAGCAAACCGTTCAATAATCTCTTCTGATGATATGTTCAGTACCTCCAGTAGCGTTATTTCATCAAGTTTAGCCATCCTTTCCATTATGTCCCTGAGCGTTAACGACATCTTTAATACCCCTCTTACTTATAATACACTTCTTTAATACGATCATAATTCGCTACTGCAAACTCAAGATAGTGTAAAGCCTTCTGCAAGTCTTCTAAACCATTTTTCTTGTGATGCCGTTGCACATATTTTACTACATTACACAACCAAGGATCTAACTTCCAATCAAGGAATACGTCCCAAGGCTGAATACCACTTTTATAGTGATCGCCACCGATCTGCTTAGTTGCGATGTAATCACCAAGAGTTTTATGCTGCTGTGACACTGGCGTGCTCCTTCACTGCTTTGGAGGATTTGGACCAGGAACCACAATCCGTACACTGGAATCTTTGGAAGGTTCCGGTGGTGGTGTAGGTGAATCCACGCTTTTGCAGTCTCCCGCTTCCACAGTTGGGACAACCGTGACCGTTGAAGAGGTTATGATTAGGGTGAGACTTAATCCAAGGTAGCAAACGATCATAGACTTTCTCCAACAGCAGAACATCCTGCTTATTATATTTCTCCATTACCTTCCATGCAGCAGGGTCTTTGTTCATGCACTTGACCCAGAGTTGATAGCCTTCGTGTGCAGTCTTCTGACCAAGACCAAGACGCTGTGCGATGTGGTCTAGTTTATTGCTTGCAAAACGGAACTCTTTGCGAACTACCTTTAGCAAGTCAATCTGCTTATACGGTGCAGGCGGTGCCAGATGATGCAGCAGAAACTCTTTGTTGAGCACTGGTATATCAAATCGAGTGCCGTTGTAGTGGCACACAGCATCGGCCTCAGAGATCAGATCGTGTATTCGCTGAAGCATAATCTTGGGCTGCTTCGTTTGGAACACAGAATCAAACATAACCTCTTTCTTGCCGTGCCACTTCGCTGCCCAACACAGGACATAAGATGACTCTAGCAAGTGCTCAGGACTGATGTACTGGTCACGAAGGCCCCAGATGTGTGCAGTATTGGGGCTTGTTTCGATGTCTAGCATCAGTAGTTTCATTCGGCATCCTCATTCAGCGCATCGTAGTATTCCTGAATATCTTCTTCAGTGTAACGCTTTTCTTCAAAGTAACGCTGGAACAAACACTCATTGATGTCACCATCAATCTTCACTTTCTTACGCACACCTTCAAAGCCAACGTGCTCAAGGAAGCGGCAAAACTGCCACAGAATCGGATGCCAAGTCTGATCGCCATCAAAGTCATGCCGTGCCTCCAGCACTGTCTCTGAAGGAAATGGACTGTCAGATCTGTCATCAAACTCTTGGCCTTCATAAATAAATCTATACGTTGTCATTACTAACTCTCCTTAATAATTCAAAAAAGTATTCGCAGTCTACCACAACCAGGGGCTTATCTCTGTTTTGCTTGATGACGAGTACTGGCTCGTATCCTCTACAGTTGTCCTTTGCTTGTTGATAATGTCCATAAACTGAGATGCTTGCTCTGGACTTGCATTCCACACTGATTGGTAACTTCCGTCTGGCTGCTGGACTAAGAAGCAGGTCTTCCCCCGACACGCCCATGCTAACTGAACGAACATCATCAGGCTCCAGTGCGAACTTTGCGATTATAAGGTCTCTTACTACCTGCTGTAGAACTCTTCCCTTTGCTTTCGCTGATGATGGCTTCAATATCGATTTCCTTTCTGGCTTTGATCCACGACTTCGGTATGTGCATTCTGGCATTGCTGGAGTCCATGCTGACTGTGTTGGCGATGCAGAGCGCATCGTCTGCCTCCGACACAATCCAGCCAATGCTGAAGCACCGATGAATCTCTGTCTTGACACCTTCTTGCCATCCTGCGTCTGCTACGGCATCAACCCATTCGACATAAACTATCGGGGCTTTTTCCAGACCTGATTTGGTTTTCTTCGAATCCATAGTAATTGTGCCTGCTCCGTTAGGTAAGTTTCATCGTTGTCGTATGCTTTCAAAACTGCTTCATAAAGTTGATCTTCAGTCTTGCAGCCTTTTAAAATCTTCTCTGCCTTCTTAGGTCCAATGCCTTTCAGCCCAGGCACATTATCAACACGATCACCAGTAAGCACTTGCATATAAAAGGTGTACAGTGTGTCGTCTTCATCAACCCAAAACTTCTCATTCTTTCTCATGTTGTAGTGCCAGCCACGGATCATGTTCAGATCCTTGTCGGTAGTGCAGATAACATAGTCCTCTGGCTCTAGCGCATAGGCAGCAATGCCGATAGCATCATCGGCTTCTTGGTGCTGCTCAATTGCAAACTTCCAAGCACTATTTAGGTAGGTCCTAAGTAACTCCAGATGCTTAGGCTTTTCCTGCGTTCTATTGCCTTTATACGGCTGTGTCTTTGCTAGTGTAATACGAAAGTTCTGATGACCTGTAAGCCAACCATCAGCATCGTCACAGCCAGCATGAACATAGACCAGTTCTTCAATATATTCAGAGCACTTGCTGAGGGCTGTCTTCTCGTTATATTCCTCACAACCAGCAGCGAGGGTATAGGCGACAATATCGCCATCAACAAGTGCGATCACGACTTAGGCTCGTGCGATTGAGTAACCGAGTTGTCCGTGGATACGGCTCAGTCCTTTGCTTCGCAGATACTTACGCAGTGCATTGCGAGCCTGCTCATACTTCGTCAAACCAGCGAATGCTTTGAGTGACAACTTTTTACCATTAAATCGAACAACGTACATAATTATCCTTTCGGTTATGTTTACAGAACTTCATCAAGTGTTTCTTCAGTCGCTTGGCCTTCTTCGTAAGCAACCAAAGAATCAATCACCAACTTAGTCGCAGACGGGGAAATGCCTTTCTTGTTTTTCCACGCCCACTCGTAAGTACCAACTACAGCCGTAGCCGTAGATCCGTTACCGACAGGCGTAGCCTCAAGACTATTCCCACTGGCATCGAATACTTTAATCGGCACTGTGCTCTTGCAAGTAATGAAGAAGCCTTTCTCTGGCTTGTCTTCACGCTTGCGAACCTCAATGCCAAGACCTTCAAGAGCCTTCACTGCGTTATCAGACAGATTGCATAGGTCTACCTGATACTTAGTGGACATCTCGTTAGGTTTATTGTGAAAGCACCACATGATTGTGGCTTTGACCTTCACTGGTTTTGCTAGGTCGTTCATTTAATTATCTCCTATAAGGTTAATGAACACTGGTTTCATCCTGCTTGCCTTGTGCTTGAACCACCATCATAGCAGCAGTTTCTAAAATGTCAAGTATCTCATCGTAATCGTCTGATAAGTCCAGAGAATACGCTAAATGTACCTGACCGTCAACAACAGCAATCATAATTGCTGAATCCGGCTCTTCAAACTCTTTTAGTGTGTTTGACACCAATTATCCCCTATCTTGTACTCCCCATCAAGGGGACACCGCATCTTCAATGCTACACCAGCCTTGCGTATGCTGTCAACTGCTAATTCCCCTACTCTTTGTGCGTGTTCTTCTTTGGCCTCAATCTGGAACTCATCGTGTACATTAGCAACGAAGTGTGCATCTAACTTGTACCGCCTAAGTTCAGTATCGAGCAAGACCAGAGCCTTCTTCATTACTATCGCACCAGCACTCTGCAGTAGCGTGTTAAGTGCTGCGTGTGCGGAACGGATGTGTAGTTTCCTACCGTCAAGACCTGGTAGCGTGCCTTGTACCGATAACTGGTCAACCTTGTCTCGAAGTCTTTTGAGGCTTGGCGTGTTCCGAAGAAAATTATCGATGAGTTTCTGACCATGCGCTGCCGAACCACCAACAATTTTCCCGATCTTGGCAGGCCCTGCACCATAGAGTAGAGCATAAATGAATGTCTTGGCTTGCGCCCTAGTTTCAAGACCTGCCGCAGTCTGGTTTTTTGTATGGATGTCACCTTCAACGATTTCTCTAGCATAGTTCTCATCCTTCATATAGTGTGCCAACATCCGCAACTCCAGTGACGCAGCATCGACACCAACCAATTTATAGCCTTCTGACACCGTAAACAACTCCCTGCACTCAGCACCATACTCTGAACCCACCGATGGCACCTGAGCCATATTAGGACTGTGGTGAGTCATTCGTCCCGTGACTGCTCCGTTGGTGATGACCTTACCGTGAACCCTGTGCTCGTCAGATACACTTTCAATCCAGGATTCAACCATAGCCACCCTTTTCTGAATGAGTAAGTATTCAGCGATGGCTTTTGCTTCTGGTATATCAACTCCCGCAAGTGTAGATTCATCGACAATCACTTGGCCTTTTTCTGTGTGCTTCTTCGGCTGCCAACCTTTTTCGATGAGGCGCTTGGCGATTTGCTGCCTTGAGCCTGGGTTAAAGACTTCGACATGATCCTTGAGTCTCTTTCCTGTTTTTTCACTAACTCGCTCGGTAACGATTGGCGGAAAGATGCCATGTAGGGATGCCTCAATTGAAGCCATCTTATCTTTAAGGCTTGCAAAAAGCACCATACCTTTAGGCAGATCGAATCTAAAACCTCTGCGCTCTTGCCTAGCAATGATGATTGCGACTTGGTGCTCAAGTTCGATGCTTTCTTCTGAGAAACCATATTGCTCTTGCTCCTTTAATAACGCATTGTACACTTTTTCCAACACTTCGACATCACGGATGCAGTACTCTTGCATCTCTTCAGTGTAGCCCCCATCAAAGTCCTGAAAGTCAATCTTTTCTGTTCCCAGTCTTGTGCCCCATGCTGCGAGGCTGTGTCCGTTTTCTCGGCTTGGACTCATCAGCCTTGACATGACTAGGGTGTCTACGCACATCGATGCTTTGATCTTCGTATTCCATAGCCTGTTCAAGATCGGGTAATCGAAGAAGATTCCGTTGTGGGCCACCAACAGCGGATTGTCCTCTAATACTTTTAATAAAGTGTCGGCCTTGCGATGACATTCAACTGCTCCGCTTCTTTGATCCTTTGTTACGCACAACCAGATCTGGCTTGCTTGGCTGTTCGTCTCTATGTCCAGGAATACTACCCGCTTCTGACCATCGGTCTTCATCTTCTGCCTTTTTCAGAATAGTGCCGTCATCCATTAGAACATACATCGTCATTACACCACTCTTGTTGAGCACTGTCGAGACACTAACGGGGTTCAAGTTCTTTCTCCACGAGTCGAGCAAACTGAATAATCTTCTTGTCGCCAGAGATGGCATAGCCAGCAACAAAGACCTTGGATGCTCCAGTCTGCTTTGCTAACTCAAGGATGCGCTCATCTGTCAATTCTGTTGGCTTCGTCAGTGAACTGACATATTCATCAAGTTGCTCTTTTGTTTTGATATAGTCCAGAGGATTATATTCTGTATAGCCCTCTAACTTTACATCATAGGGGACACCACTAACCTTCGGCATAAGACCTCCACAAAGAAAATAAAATTGTTGCAAGCATAATCCACAGAAACGGTATGATAGTCATTTTGTCGCCATCAAGTATAAACCAATGTTAGAAAAGGCGTAGCCACCATATACAACCAACATCGCTATGTTACCTTTGATGCCTTGCTCCACAGCAATGTAGGCGTATATGAGGCCAGTCACAATGATTAAAAACGAACTCATGCGGCCTTTTTGAGTGTTTCGATAGACTTCTCAAGTGTCTTGACAACTAGGTCACGTTGCTGCGCATACAGTTTGTCAAAGCCTTTTGAGGAAGACCGAATGTCAATAAACTCTTTAATGATGTCTTTCATTGAAAACTTCTGATTGACGATGGGGTCATCACCGTTGCCTAAAAAGATTGAACACTCCAAATAACCATCGTCATCAAAGCCGATGTAGTTATCCAATTTTAGTTTCACTTCCGACTGTTTCATAAAACTCTCCAATAGTGATTAAGGTTTTTCTTGCTTGCTCTCTTACTTCCTGATTGACAGCCCATCCAAAGTATTCTGGATGCAGCAGTTCTCTCAGAAACCTAACACAGGCTTTGACTCGTGCCTCTTCATCGTCACGCTGCTCTGTCAAAATCCTGACTTCTTCGTGCAATTGGTCAATCTCTTTGTCTTTCTCTTCCAAATAGACATTGACCCTTGCTGATGACCAGTGCTCTATCATTTTAGTCCTCTGATAATGGATGCCACAAATGCGATTATACCGATGATTACTGGTGATGTCATTAGGTAGCCCTCATAACTCGTTGTCTCCTGCCTGACTTTCCAGGCCGCTTCTCTCCTGTAAGTTCGATGTAACCTTTCTCAATCAGAAGTCCGTAATGACTGGTTATGCTGCCGTATGGCATTGGTTTAAGATAGTCCAAAACCTGATCCGATATGCAGCCGTCTTTTCCAAAACTTTTGATGGCATCATAAACTCGTTCTTGGGTAGACCTAAGATCAGCACTGAGCACCGCTTCAATGCTGGTATCAGGAGCACCTTTTCTGATTAAACGATACGGAGAAACACTAAAATCTAAGTCAGTTTGTGTCATAGCGAGTCCTCATTTATCTCTGTCATACGGCCAGTGTATTTGTCATAGAGCACGGCACAGGCTTTACCAGTCTCGCCACTGTAACGATTCTTGAT